ATCTATTGAATTAAAAGAATCGGTTAAAAAAATAGTAAGAAGTATAATAAGGGATAATGTTATTGAAAACAAATACTTTGATTTTTCAATATCAAAAACTAAATAAAATCAATAAATAACTCCTTTGATATATTTATCTTAAAAACTATTAATGAAACAATTAAGAATTTTAGAAGCAAGTGAAGTCGGTCATGGTATATTGATTGAGACGGATGCGGGTTGGGTTTCCCCAAAAGACATTCGTAATTCAGAAATGTTAAAGGAAGCTGCCAATTTAGATTATAGAAACCCATTTGAATTTTACGCTGTATTACAAAAGTATGACACCCCAAATAGGAATGGAAGATTTTATCCTGAAAGAATATTAAAAAGAGAAGCTGAGAACTATAAGAAGGCAATTGCTAAAGGTTTATCAACTTCAGAACTTAACCACCCTGAATCATCTTTAATAGATTTAGACAGAGTGGCCCATATGATTACTGATATATGGTGGGATGGAAATATTTTAATGGGAAAACTTAAATTATTAACCTCACCAGGATTTCATGAAAGAGGTATTGTGTCAACTAAAGGTGACCAAGCGGCAAACTTAATGAGACAAGGTGTTACAATGGGAGTATCTTCAAGAGGAGTAGGTTCTTTAAAAAAGGTTGGAGAAAGAAATGAAGTACAAGACGATTTTGAATTAATTTGTTTTGACTTAGTGTCTTCACCATCTACACCAGGAGCTTATTTATTTAGTAATGCAGAAGATAGAAACAAATACGAAGAAAATTTAGAAGAAGAAAAAAGACATAAAACACCAGAAAATTCAGAATTCCAATCCAAAGGAGTTGACTTAATGAGAAAATTAACCGATTATTTGGGAAAATAAAAATAAATTATGGAAGAAAAATTTTTTGTAGCAAAAGTTCAGTACGATTTACCTGATGAGAACAGTGGTAAAATTAAAAAAATCAGAGAAGAAAAACTTGTAAAAGGTTATTCAGTTACAGATGTGGAAGCAAAAGTAACAACAAAATACGAAGGGTTTACTCATGATTGGAGAATTACTTCAGTATCTGAAAGTAAAATAGATGAAGTTATTGAATAATTGGTTAAATTACGTTAATTAAATTAAAGTGGTCAAAATTGACCACTTTTTTTTTGCTTGTACATATTTATATGTTGATACAATATTGCATTTCAGCAAGATTAATAATCATAAAATATTGAAAAATAAAAGATATATTACTCAAAAATGATATTTTTTGTTTTTTGGTAATATTTATTAGTTAAAATAAATAGATTTTCTATATGAAAGAAAACAAATTAGTTCAAGAGGCTCTTATTCAAATGAAACAAGTTGAAGAAGCTATAGCCGAAAACGCAAAAGGAATACTTGCTTCTACCATGAAGGAAGAAATCAATCAACTAGTAAAAGAATCTCTTTCCGAACAAGCTGACGAAGATGAGATTGAATTAGATGCAGACATGGATATGTCCGCTGATAATGATGAAGTAGACATGGACATGGATATGGACTCAGATGATGAATCTGAAGATATGGAAATGGACTTTGATATGGATTCAGACGAAACTCCAATTGATTTAACTGACGCTTCTGACGAAGAAATTTTAAAAGTATTTAAGGCTATGGGTGAAGACGACGGAATCATCGTAAAAAAAGATGGTGAAAACGTACACTTATCAGATAATAATGCTGATGTAGAATATCTTGTTAAGCTTGGTGAATCTGAAGACGAAATGATGGAAGATGATATGATGTCTGATGACATGATGGAAGATGACATGATGGTTGACGATGGAGAATTTGATGAGTCAGTTGACGATGTTATTGACGCTATTTTTAGTGGAAATATGTCAAAGGTAGATTCTGAAGATATGTCTGATGACGAAGAAGTTGTTTACGAAATTACATTAGATGATGATTCTGAAATGATGGAAGACGACATGGAAGATTCTGAAATGATGGAAGACGACATGGAAGATTCTGAAATGATGGAAGAAGATGATTTTGAAATGATGGAAGAAGATGACATGGAAGATGACAACATGATGGAATCTAAAAGCACAATTAAACCTAAAGGTGTCGGTATGGGTAAACCTAAATTTGATTACAAGAAAACAACAGGTGGATTTAAAGAAGACATGAAACAAGGTCCTAAATCTGTTGGTACTGGTAAAGCAAAATTTGATTACAAAAAAGGAGCTAACATGGAAGGTAAATCTAAAATTGTTAAAGCTGAAACTAAAGAAGGTGATTACGGAATGAATAGAGGTGATAAATCTAAAACCATGAAAGGTAAAGAAGATTACACCACTAAAAAAGGTATGACAAATTCTAAAGGAGAAAAGGCTTTTGAAAAAGAAGAAACCAAAGAAGCTGCTAGAACATACGGAATGGGGTCTAAAGAAGGTAGAGGTTTAAGAAAAGGTATCACTCCAAACAGAAACTATGTTTATGGTAAGAATGGTGTTAAAACTGAATCTACTCAAGAAGAAGTTAGAATGTTGAGAGAAAAAAATGAAGAGTACAGAAAAGCATTAAATGTTTTTAGAGAAAAACTTAATGAAGTTGCAATCTTCAATTCAAATTTAGCTTACGCTACAAGATTGTTTACAGAACACTCAACTACTAAGAAAGAAAAAATAAACATCCTAAGAAGATTTGACGATGTTGAAACTTTAAAAGAATCTAAAAATCTTTATAGGTCAATCAAAGACGAATTATCTAAGGTAGAAACAAAATCAATTAATGAATCAGTAGGCTCAAAATTAAATAAAACAGTTACTACAGGTTCATCAACAACTCTAATTGAATCAAAAACTTATGAAAATCCTCAGTTCTTAAGAATGAAAGATTTAATGGGTAAATTAGGGTAAAAATAAAATTAAAATAAACTAAAAACAAAAACAAATACTAAAATGGGAGCATTATTAGAATCAGGTCTTGTTGGTAACATTGGGTTAAAACACCTTAAAGTTATCAAAGAAGATACAATCAACAAATGGGACAAATTAGGCTTTTTAGAAGGTCTTAAAGGTCACATGAGAGAAAACGTAGCTCAATTATACGAAAACCAAGCATCATTTTTAATTAATGAAGCATCATCTACATCTGATACAGGTGCATTTGAAACAGTGGTTTTCCCAATTGTTAGACGTGTATTCTCTAAATTATTAGCAAACGACATCGTTTCAGTACAAGCAATGAACTTACCAATCGGTAAATTATTCTACTTTGTACCTAACATTCAAGCGTACACTGACCCAACTAACTTAGCGAATACAGGTATTCACTACGCACCGTATGGTTCACCAAACGCAGCTGCTGACCAAACACCAAACAGTGGTTACGACTACAACACAACTAAAGACCTTTACGATAGATTCTACGAAGGTAACGAACCAGCATTAGACCCACCAGGTTTATTTGACTATTCTAAAGGACAATATTCTGCAATCACAGCACCAGTTACAACTGTAGCTTGGGATAGTGCGGGTCTATTAGTCCCATCTGCATATACTCTTACTGATTACAGAAAAGTGTTGATTGCAATGTCAGGATTTGCATCTGACGGAGCTGGTAAATTAATCGGTCCTGATGGTCAACCAATGGATAACGAAGCATTCTTATCTGATTTGACTATTAAAGGTGTTGCTGGTAACACAACAACTGCAGATAATGTTAATAACGCTTACTTGTTCAGAGTTGTAACTCAGAGATATGGTAAAGGTATCGTTCAGTACGGTAACAACAACGCTACGTTAACTTTCCCTAACAGTAAAACTGACGGTGGTCAATATGACAACTTATGTGATGCTGAAGGTGTTATCTACTTAGAAGTTGACTTACAAGTACCAGTATGTATCACTTGTGGTGGTTCTATGGATGGTTACACAGGTTCAACATTCTCTTCATCAACTGCAACTAGTAACGCATTTACAGGTACTTACAGAATCTACAAAAACTTAGAGTTTGAAGATAGAATTGGTGAGGTATCGTTTGACCTTATGTCAGTAACAGTTTCTGTAACTGAAAGAAAATTAAGAGCTCAATGGTCTCCAGAAATGGCTCAAGACGTTGCAGCGTTCCACAACATTGATGCTGAAGCTGAATTAACAGCTTTATTATCTGAGCAAGTTGCGGCTGAAATCGACCGTGAAATCTTAAGAGATTTACGTAAAGGTGCGGCTTGGAACTTACGTTGGGATTACAACGGATGGAAGCGTCTTGGTTCAAGTGCAGTTCCTTACACTCAAAAAGACTGGAATCAAACATTGATTACAGCTATCAACCAAATTTCGGCTCAAATCCAC